TTACTACATTATATAACAATCAGGAATTTGATCAACTTAACTCAGAAGTAGGTAGATTAGTGCAGCAACACACAGGAGAATCTTTAGAATCTTTTGTAAATACAAAATTAACTACTAATTCAAGAATGGTGAATGAGGAAGTGGAAGACATTGCATATCAGGCCCTAGACCACATTAAAGCAGCATACAACGTGATGACATCATCAGATGAAGGTGCATTTAGCGAAGTTACAGAAGCATTAATGGACGTTGTAGAGATGCTAGAGGAACTTGCAGGAGATGAGATTTAGTAAACAGTAGAACAAAACATAACCCACCCTATAAAGGTGGGTTTTTTTATACTCACATATTTATAATATATAAGTATATAATATGTCACAAGCAGATATAAAACAAATAGTAGCACAAGAGTATATAAAATGTGCAAAAGACCCGGCTTACTTCATGAAGAAGTATTGCTATATTCAACATCCAACCAGAGGTAGAATCTTATTTAACCTCTACCCGTTTCAAGAAGGAGTACTGCATTTATTTAGAGATGAAAAGTTTATAGTAACTCTTAAATCAAGACAGTTAGGAATCTCTACACTAGCCTCAGCATATGCTCTTTGGTTAATGATCTTCCACAAAGATAAAAACGTACTAGCACTTGCAATTACTCAAGCAACAGCTAGAAACCTTGTAACTAAGACGATTTTCATGTATGAGAATCTACCAAAATGGTTACAATTACCTTTCACAGAAAAGAATAAGTTATCTCTTAGACTTAAAAACGGTTCTAAAATAACAGCTAAATCATCTAATGCAGATGCTGCTCGTTCAGAAGCGGTATCGCTACTATTAATAGATGAGGCAGCCTTCATTGATAATATTGAAGAAACATTTACTGCAGCTCAACAAACCTTAGCAACCGGAGGTCAATGTATGGCCCTTTCTACTCCAAATGGTGTAGGAAACTGGTTCCATAAAACATGGGAAAAGGCAGAAGCAGGGGAGAATGGATTTGTACCTGTTAAATTAAAATGGGATGTGCATCCAGAAAGACAACAAGACTGGAGAGATGAACAAACAAGACAATTAGGAGAGAAGCATGCAGCACAGGAGTGTGATTGTCTATGGGGAAATAGTGAAGTAGTTGTTAAAGATATGTTAACTGGAGAGATAAACACAGTAAAATTAGAAGAGTTATATGATGGAATGCAAGAATGTGACTATTTATAATAAAGACACACTCTTGATCTATGAATAAGACAAAACAACACTGGGATGCAGTAAGAGACCAATTAGAAGGATTGGAAATAATACCATATAGAGATGTACAGGAAATACTGAAAAAACATGATTATTTTGAGAAGTTTTTAGGAAAAGCTAAGAATAGAACAATGATAAAGGAAAATCCTAAACTGTATAAGTCAATACTACACTACACTGAAGTACTTCAACAAGCTTTTCAATCACAGGATTCATATAAAGCCTCTTGGAATTTTTCACATAGGATTAGGTTTATTGTAGAATATGATTTAAAGCTAGAAGCACTTAAGTGTAGTTGTGGAAAAAAGTATACATGGACAAGTTACTGTAGATACTGTCCTGACTATAAAAAAAATCAATTAGGAAAACCACATACAGAAGAAACTAAAAGGAAAATGAGGCTATCAACACTGGAGTATTTGAAGCAGCAAAATGGTCAATTAGCTCCAAGATATAATAGAGATAGTATAAAGTACATAGAAGAGTATGGAAGAGTTAATAACTTAAAGTTTATACATGCAGAAAATGGAGGAGAGTACTTTGTAAGTGAATTAGGTTATTTTTTAGATGGATATGATCCAATAAATAACATAGCTATAGAGTTTGATGAAAAACATCACTTTGATTCAAAAGGAAACCTAAAAGCACAAGATGTAGAGAGAGAGAAACAAATAAAAGAACTCCTTCAATGTAAGTTCATAAGAATTAGATATGATTCAATTTAAACAAAACACTAAATACCAAATACAGACACCCTCGGGATTTAAAAACTTCTCAGGAATGAGGAAGACTACAAAATCCAAAGTAGTTCAAATAACCTTCTCAAATAGTAAATACTTAGAAGCTTCAGAAGACCATAAATTTATAATTGAAGGAAAAGAAACCTTTGCAAAAGATCTATATGAAGGTCAAGAACTACTACCAAATATATTTGTAGCAAAATTAACAACTGAAGAAAAAGATTCAATACTATACGACTTAACAGATGTAGGGGAGGATAGTTTATATATTGCGGATGGAGTGATATCGCACAACTGTGACTTCATGTCATCTGGAGATTCTGTAATTGAGGTTGAAAATATGGCTTTCTACGAAGAGACATATGTAACAGAGCCAATGGAGAAAAGAGGTGTAGATGGAAATCTTTGGATATGGGAATCACCTGACTATCAAAAGTCTTATATGGTTGTTGCCGATGTCGCTAGAGGGGACTCTACTGACTATTCTGGATTTCATGTCTTTGATATTGAAAGCTGTACACAAGTAGCTGAATATAAAGGAAAGATATCACCTAAAGAATACGGAAACGTATTGGTAGGAATAGCAACAGAGTACTGTGATGCACTGCTTGTAATAGAAAATGCTAACATTGGATGGTCAACCATTGAACAAGTACTATCCAGAGAATATAAAAACCTGTACTATTCATCAAGATCAGATAATGAGACAGTTGAATCGTATATGGCTAAGTACGAAAGAGATAAATTAGTACCTGGATTCACAATGTCTCTTAAAACAAGACCCCTAGTAATAGCTAAGATGACTGAATACATACGGGAAAGATCGGTTATAGTACAGTCTAAGAGGTTATTAGCTGAAATGAGGGTATTCATATGGAGAAATGGTAAAGCACAGGCACAGTCGGGGTATAATGATGATTTAATTATGGCTTTTGCTACAGCACTGTATGTTAGAGATACAGCTATTAGAATGAGACAACAAGGAATGGATCTTTCTAGAGCTACAATGAATGCATTTGTAGGACTGAATCAAAGAACTCCCGGTGTATATAACGTTGCTCCAATGCAGAATAATCCGTATCTTATGGAGACACCAAATGGGCAAGAGGACTTAACCTGGCTATTAGGATAAGTTACTATTTATAAATAAAACATTTTAAAATGGCAGAAAGAAATTTATTCACCTCACTCCAGAGATTATTCTCAACTGATATACTGGTTAGAAATATAGGAGGGGATGAGTTAAAGATTGCTGATATTAATCATATACAGTCGACAGGGAAATATCAAACCAATTCACTATTGGATAGATTCTCTCGTTTATATATCTACAATAATAAGAACATCTTTAACCCAAACCTTAATTACCAGACATTAAGGATACAATTATACTCAGACTATGAAGCAATGGATACAGATCCACTTATTGCTTCTACTTTAGATATTCTAGCAGATGAATCTACATTGAAGAGTGCAATGGGGGAAGTTCTTTCAATTAAATCTACAGACGAAAACATACAAAGAGTCCTTTATAATTTATACTACGATGTATTAAACATCGAATTTAACCTATGGTCATGGGTTAGAAATATGTGCAAGTACGGGGACTTCTTTTTAAAATTAGAAGTATCAGAAAAGTTTGGAGTATATAATGTTATTCCATACACAGTTTACCACATGGTAAGACATGAGGGGATGGATAAAGACGATCCAACCAAAGTAACATTCTCAATCGATCCAGACGGATTAGCTTCTTCATCAGATCCAAATTATATTCCAAATAACGATAAGAATGTAATTAAATTAGACAACTACGAAGTAGCACACTTTAGATTAATATCAGATACAAATTACCTACCATACGGTAGATCTTATATTGAACCAGCTCGTAAAATATACAAACAATTAACTTTAATGGAGGATGCAATGTTGATTCATAGAATCATGAGAGCTCCTGAGAAGAGAATGTTCTACATTAACGTAGGATCTATTCCACCAAATGAAGTTGAGCAGTTCATGCAAAAAACAATTAACAATATTAAGAAAACTCCTTATGTAGATCCACAAACAGGTCAATATAACTTGAAATTCAACATGCAGAATATGATGGAGGATTTCTACTTACCAGTTAGAGGTGGAGATACATCTACAAGAATTGAGACTACTAAAGGTCTTGATTACGATGGAACAAATGATATTGAGTACCTAAGAGATAAAATGTTTGCTGCATTAAAAGTACCAAAAGCATACTTTGGATTTGAAAAAGACCTTACAGGTAAAGCAACTCTTGCAGCAGAAGATATTCGTTTTGCTAGAACAGTAGAAAGACTTCAAAGAATTGTAGAGAGTGAATTAACTAAAATAGGATTAGTACATTTATATTCACAAGGATTTGACAAAGAGTCATTAGTAAACTTTGAAATCAAGTTAACTACTCCTTCTATTATTTACGAACAAGAAAAAGTAGCTCTTTGGAAAGAGAAAGTTGACTTAGCAACTCAAATGCAAGCAACTAAACTATTCTCCACAGATTATATCTACGATATGTTATTTGATATCTCAGAAGATAAGTATAATGAAATGAGAGAACTTATCAGAGAAGATGCTAAAAGAGAGTTTAGAATATCTCAAATTGAAAATGAAGGTAATGACCCAGTAGCAACAGGTCAGTCTTTCGGAACACCTCACGATTTAGCTTCAATTTACGGAAGAGAGCAAGGAGAATTACCAGCAGGATATGATGAAAATTTACCTGGAAGACCTAGAGAAAAAATGTCCGTAATTGGAACAAATGCAGATCCTATGGGTGGGAGAGATAGATTAGGAGTTCAAGGAATGAAAGGTGGTTTTCCAAGCGATAATGAAAACGTTAAAGAAGGCATAAATAATACAATGTCAGTTTTTCTTAGAAACAAGAATATATTCACTGGTAAAAAGCAAAATCTCTTTGAACAAGAGGCGGAGAAAGAGTCAGATCTTTTAAATGAAGAGAATATTAAGGATTTAGATAACTAGACACTATTTATAACAAAGACATACCTAAGATGCGTATTAAACACAGTAAGTATAAAAACACAGGCTTAATCTACGAACTATTAGTAAAGCAAATCGCTGCAGATACTCTATCAAAAAGAGAATCTCCGGCATTATCGGTACTAAGAAAATTCTATACAGGAAATACAACACTAGTAAGAGAGTTTAAATTATACGATTTTGTACTAAAAAATAAAGGAGTAGGTTCGAAAAAAGCAGAATCAGTACTAAGCACCATTATAGAGATTTCTAGAAAACTTGATGCCAACTCACTTAAGAAACAGAAGTATGAGTTGATAAAAGAGCTTAAAAGTCACTATGACTTGGAAGAGTTCTTCTCTATCAAAGTAGAATCTTATAAACCATTAGCAGCTTTATACTGTTTAATGGAAGCACAAGCAACATCAGGTCTTGTTGACTTAGATATATTTGTAGACAATAAAACAACTCTACTGGAACACTTAACTCAAAGTAAATTAACAGACGGAAAAGTAAAAGATGCTTTAATTGAAGAGTATTCAAAATACGATAAAGATCTAAGACTACTTACATACAAGATACTATTAGAGAAATTTAACGATCAGTATAAAGATCTTCTTCCAGAACAAAAAAACATATTAAAAGAGTTTATCGTTTCAGTTAATTCATCAGCAAGACTGAGAAACGTAGTAAACGAAGAAATGGTAAAACTACAAAAAGAAATTTCTAAGTTGAAAGAAAACGTTGCAGATAAAGTAGTTAAGATTAAATTAGAAGAGATCCAAAAAGCAATTACACCTGTTAAAAATACTCAAAAAGTAGAAGATAATCACTTAGTTTCATTAATGCAGTACTATGAATTAGTAAATGAATTAAGAAATTTATGAAAAGATCAGAAATAGTAAAAGCAATACACGAAGTACTGGAAGAGATGTCTACAACAGGAGGAGTAGGAGGATACTTAACTAAAAATGCTTTTGCTAAAAAAGGACAAGGTAAGAATGTAGCTACTAAAACAGCTGAAAAATTAGGTTATAAAACAGTTGAAAGACCTAAGCGTCCTTCACATACTAAAATGTTTGATTACTTAGACGAAAATAAATAATATGAGAACTTTACAAGAAAAATATAACGCAATTCAAGAGGGAAAATTCTCTAAAGAACATTTCTTAGCAGAAGCTAGAATGCAACAACCACAACTAATTACTCGTTTTAACGGATACGATGATGCTGTTCAGATCCTTAAGAATAGAGGAATGATTGTAGAGACTAAGGTAGATACCGAAACTTTAAAAGACGTACTAAGAGGTGGCAAAAAAATTGCAACTGGAGTACGTTTCTTAAATGCAAAAGATTACAAAGATGGCAATAAAACAGGTACTTTAGAAAAGGGAGACCAAGTACTTGATTCAAAAGAAACTGTAAAAGAGGCTAGACTTACCAAAAACAATCTAACGGATTACAGATATAAACCAACTAACGAAATGGATAAGTATCCATACGAACAAATCCTTAGAGGAATTAGAGTTGAGTTAGAAGTAGCAGGGGTTTTTGGAACACCAACAGCAGAAGAATATGCAAAAGCATTAGCAAAAGTATCTAAAAACTTAGCAAAAGATTCTATCTTCTATACAAATCAATTAGCAGGAGTTAATACAAAGGTAGATCTTCATGATAAAATGGTAGATGTTACAGCAAAAAACACTGTAGACACGTTTAATGGAATGAAGAAAGCTACTTTAAAGGAGGGTATAAAAAACCTCATCAAAAAAGCTTTAATGGAGGGTGAAGAGGATATCTACGAAATGCAAGGACCAAAAGAAGATTCGGAGTACAAAAGCGAATTAGCAGATTACCTAGAAGACAGTCAGATATACGGATACACAGACATGGTACACGACATCATGACAGGTCCAGATGAAGAAGAAAATAGCGCTTCCTTAGCAGACTTTTTGGACGATCATCAGATATATGGATATAATAGAGCAATCGAAAGAATCTATGCAGATTATCCTTACGATCAGCACTGGATGAATCAACCAGACGAACTAGAAGAGGAAATAGGAGCAGGTAAAAAAGTTACCTTCACTAATAAAAATGACGGTGAAAAATATACAGGCACAGTTGTACGTGACTTAGGTAACGGTAGATTTACGTTCAGAGCCGAACAAGATGGAAAAGTATACAGCAATGATGGTATGGGTTCTAATTGGGTTATCAAAATTGAACAAGCTGATAGAGAAGGAATAAGAGAATCTGCACAAGAAAGCGGACTAATGGTAATTGGAAGAACTCAAATAGACAACAATGCGATTGGCGATGTATTAGATGAATTAGAACTACACGGAGAATGGAACATGAGAGAAGGATACTGGATACTACCAGAAGATGAGGAAAATTATGATAGCCTAGAGGAAATGCTTGAGCAGGAATTTGCCTCAAGAGGAATCAATGCTAGATTTGAAGGGATATTCTCAAACGAAGAAAGAGTGGATGAAGTTGCAACTGATATCGCCGGTTTTCCTAAATGGAGAGAATTAAGCCAAGACGAAAAAGATCATATTTCTAAATTTGTAAAAGATTCAGGAGACAGAGAAGAAGCTGAAATGAAAGCTAAAAGAGCAGAAAGATTAGCTGCTCAAAGTGCAAGATTGGATGCTTATATTTCTGGCAAAAAGGATTTAGAACAGGATATATTCGAATCAGTATCACTAAAAGATATACTATAATGAACAATCCACTATTAATAAACGTAACTCCTTTCAAAGGACTTCTTACTGAATCAAAAGACAGGCCAGGTGTTTTTGAAGTAACAGGTATTATGCAAAGAGCAGGAGCTAAAAATCAAAACGGAAGAATCTACAAAAGAGAAATTCTTGAAGAAGAAGTAAGAAATTATGTAGAGAATTTTGTTAAAGTTGGAAATGCTTACGGAGAATTAGATCATCCAGAATCAGCAATTGTATCTTTAAAAAATGCATCACACGTTGTAAAAGAATTATGGTGGGATGGAGATGACCTTTGTGGAAGAGTAGAACTACTAAACACACCTTCAGGAAATATCGTAAAAGAAATCTTAAAAGGAGGACATACAATAGGTATTTCATCTAGAGGAACAGGATCAGTATCACAAACAAACGAAGGAACTTTAATGGTTCAACCAGACTTTGAATTAGTATGTTGGGATTTCGTTTCTAATCCTTCTACACAAGGAGCTTTTATGAATCCAATTTCATTAAACGAAGGAAAACAGTCAGTAGGAAAATACGATAGATTAGATTCTATCATTAACAATATACTAAGAGCATAATGGAAAGTAATTTTGACATACACCAATGGCAAGCTAAACATTTAAAGAAAGAATCTTTAAATGAACAAATAACTCAAGATATGGACTTCGAATCATCAAGCCAAATTCAAGCAGTTATAAACTACTTAATTGATAACGATCACCAAGACGTATTAGACATGCTAGGAAAAATTCCTGAATGGAATGAACTAGTCACTCAAGCAGCAGACTATTGATAACACAACATACCCGTCCTATAAAGACGGGTTTTTTATGTTTTGAAAATATATGTATATTTATTTAAGAATATATCATGACACTTATATGATATCTACTACAAAGTAAAACATTATTACGTCTCACACACTACAATAGACGTACGACAAACAAACACAAATTATGTCAAACAAAGATTTATTAAAGCAAGCTATTGCTGAAGCTAAAACTATTCGTGAAGCTGCAATCGCCAACGCTAAAGAAGCTTTAGAAGAAACATTAACTCCACACTTAAAAGACATGCTTGCTGCAAAATTGCAAGAAATGGAAGAAAAAGAAGATGAGGAAGTAATGGATGAAAACATCTACGAAGCTGAAGAAGAAGAGGTAGAAGCAGAAGAAGGAGAAGAGGCTGAAGAAGAGGGAGCTGAGGAAAAAGAAGGTAACGAAGAAGAAGAATTAGAAATCGAAGATATGTCTGTTGAAGACTTGAAAGAACTAATCAGAGATATCGTTGCACAAGAAACAGGTAACGACGAAACAGAAGAAGAATTACCAGGTGAAGAAGCTCCAGAAGGAGAAGATTTAACTAGTATGGATTCTGAAGAAGAGATCGACATTAACGAACTATTAGCCGAATTAGACGAAATGGATAATAGTAAAAACAAAATGAAAGAATACAGTTCAGGAAAAGTTGATCCAATGCCAATGTTTTCAGGTTTAGAAACTGGTAAGGAATTAGATACTCAATTAATCAATGCTGTTAAATCAGCAGCTAAAAAAGCAGGAATGTCAGTAGCAGATTTTTACAAGAAGTATATAGCTGAAACACCGGGAGAACCAATGATGCAAAGAGAATCTGAAGAATTAAACGAAGCTTTAAAAGCAGTTAAAATTTTAAGAAACCAACTTCAAGAAGTTAACCTTTTAAATGCAAAATTACTTTATGTAAATAAAGTATTCAAATCAACTAACTTATCTGAAGGTCAAAAAGTAAATGTTATCGCAGCATTTGACAAAGCCGAAACAGTTAAAGAAGTAAAATTAGTTTTCGAAACAGTTTCTAAAAATGTAGTTGCTAAACCAGCTACAATTAAAGAGCACAGATCTTTTGCTTCAAAAGCAACAGGTAACGCACAAACAACTGCACCAAAACAGATCTTATCTGAAGTAGATGAGCAAGTTCAAAGATGGCAGAAGTTAGCAGGAATTATTAAATCATAAAAATAAAAAAACAAAAACAACCAAATGGAATTAAATCAATTATTCGAAGGTTCAAACAACTATAAGACTTTACAAGCTGACGCAGCTCGTTTGTCTGGTAAATGGGCCAAATCAGGTTTGTTAGAAGGAATTTCTAACGAAATCGAAAGAAACAACATGGCTATGATTCTTGAGAATCAAGCAAAACAAATCGTATCAGAAGGAAATACTACAGGTACAG